AAATAGAATCTAAGTATTCTTCTTGCTCGTAATCTACCGGACGCTCGTCCACCAAATCCCAATTGTCCAAGTCTTCGTCTTCGCCAAACTCGTTTAGCGTTTCGAACATTTCGTTTAGCACCTCATCAGATACGTCAGCAGACAAAGCAACGCTGCTATCCTCAACGCCTGTATTTTCCTCAATCACCTCGGCAGGAGCAACAATCTCCTCCTTAAACTCCAACGGCTGCAACGTCTTGAAATAGATGTTTAGAGACGCTCCGTTGTAAGATAGCACTTGCTCTATTGCATCAAGTATAATCTCCTGTAATGGTCTAATAACCACGTTATCGAACAGGATAGATGCCGTCTTCAATTCGTCAGCATTATTACCCAAACCGCTATTGTCCTTAATGCCCAAAAGCATCGGAGACGTTACACGGTGGCCTACCATAATCTTCTGCGTACATTCAGACGAAAGGAATTGGTACTGCTCACTTGCGTCCGATAATTGTACGGGTTCGATTGTTGCGGCAAGTTCCTTATTGTCGTTGAAAGCTAGGATAAACCGACCGGCATTCGAACTACCGGAGAACTTATCCGCAATACGTGCCTCGATTAACGTCTGCTCTTCTTCGGTTGGTGTTCCGTTGTTGAAGTTAATCAGCATAGACGGAGCAAGGCCGTTCTTAATGTTGCTGATATGATAGTTGGCTACCTCTTCCTCCAATTCGGCATAAGGCAATGAACCTTGGTAGTCCGTGGGTGCGTAGTAGTAGTAACCTGCCTTATACGGCTTGATGTATAGAATCTCGATTCCTGCTTTGGACATACCAAATGCCTCAATGCGTACAGGTACCTCCTTGCGTTGTGCTACACGATTCCAGTCCTTAGCGTAGTAGTAAGCGGGAATAAATCCGTCTTCGTTTGCACGTTCAGCTCGTAAGGTTTCTACCGGGATATGCTCAACACGTACAATCTTGGAATGGTCTTGGTTGTAAATCACCTGAAAGGCAGCATTGCCCATCATCTTAAAGTCACTAACGACTTTTTTAACGCAGTTCTTGGTAAACAACGACATCATCATTGCGTACTCATCTGGCTTTTGTGCTGCGTCTGTTGCTGCAAGACCTTTGCCGAAAATCATATCAATAACGCCATTGATAATAGCGTTGTTGGTAGGACTTCCATTGTAGCGGTCGATTAGGTATTGGAAATAATTGTTATCATCTCCGTACTCAATCCATTGCTTTCCACTAACCTCCTTTACCTGCGGCTTAACGTAGGAGTTCAAGGCCATAAATCGTATGTTGCTCATATAATTACGAACGTGTTATCTCCTGCCTGCTCTTGCGTGTAAACGCCATTGTTTACCGTGAACTTCTCGAAGTTTGTTTGGTTCGTGCAGAATACACGACCTCTGTATATCAAATTTACGCCATCAAATACCTCCAATAGGTAAAAGTTTGCTTCCTTTAAGGTCCAAGCAGCATTCAACGTCATATAACCGTTTGCGCTTGTAGGAGCGATTGTTTGCGTTTGGGTGGTATTGGTGGACTCATTCGTTAACCGTGCCGATACAGAAGCAGGAAACGAGCGAGGGATGATTTGCAAATTCTGCGCTGATGCGCTTGTAGTTAAAATGTTCATCTTACAAATAACTCGTTTGTTGCTTTTTGTTTTAAATAAAAAAGCCACCCCGAAGGATGGCTCTTTTAAATTGGAACTGATTTATTAAATCTGTGGTAATGATTGTTTCAAATCTTGCTCCAGGTCGTTTCTAAGGTAGGCAATCTTCGCCTCCAATAATGCTGCTTGTTGTTGCGACTTATTGTATGCGGGAATTGTGTTTGCTGCTACTCCTAATTCCTTTGCCTGATTAACGATTTCCTTTTGGGATTTCGTGATACGGGAAAGGATGGATTGCAACACCTTCAACGCCTGGCTTCCCTGATTGCTGATGGTTCCGTACCGGCCTTTCAAACGTGCAGCGTCAGATTCAAACTCCCGTGCATTCTTTACGATAACATCGTAATCGGAACTGACCGTAGCCAGGTCACGGAATGCCGCTTCTAAATCGTCTGTTGCTGCAAGTTCAATCCGCTGGGCAGACATTTGGTTCATAATCTTTAATGCCTTTTCCATAGGTCATTAAAAATCTGAACCGGAGACAATCGTAGAAATACCAGAAGCAGCCAAAGTACCATCCAAGAAGTTTGCAGGCAACTGCTCTTGGCCATTCAAGGTCAAGGTGTAGCCAGACATATCGCCCATAGCAGCACCGGTAACAATTGTTCCTCCGGTAACCTCGCAACCGTGTTCCAAACCTGCAACAAAGAAGTTAGAGTTGCGGTCTTCTACAATTACGATAGGACGGCCGTAAGCCATCAACTTGATTTCCTTGTGTGATTGCTTGCTCAACTTGTGCAAGGTCAGGTTCAAGGTTTGGTCAAAGAACGTAGTTCCGTTATCACGGCTTGAAGTAATTGCCTGCTCAAAAGAAGACGTACCCTTCAATTCGTATTTGTATGCCGTCAAACCGCTACCCAATGTATCGATAGCGTCTGTATTGGTTACATCGTAGGTAACCGTAAGATTCTGATAGTTCAGAAAGTAAACCGCCTGAATGCCACCTACAACGTCTTTGCAAGGTTCGATTCGGCCAAGGGATAATGCACAAGCCATTTTGTTTTGTTTTTTTAGTTGGTTTAAAAAAGAAAGGGGTGGGGCGTCATTACACCACCACCCCTATCAGGATTTTTGAAATTAATTAAGCTCCGTAGTAAACGATGTCGCTACCGATACCGTATTGGATACCAGCGCTCATACGCATAATCAAGCGGAAGTTCTGAGAACCATCGATGTCAGCCATATCAATCAGGCGAACTTCGTTCTTGTCGCTCAACAAACCGGTACCGAAGAACAAGTTTGACTTCTGTGCAGCCACCATTTTGTTAGAAGACAAACCATTTGCAACGGCAACTTTGATACCGTCAAAGTACAACTCCTGATTGTTGAACCAAGTGGTACCAGCATTGTCAACACCGTTTGCACCTACTCCTGAAGCGGCAAAGCCACCCAAAGCACGTACGTAGGCCTTAGCCACGTTCTGAGGAACGTACAAGTACAAATCTTCCTTACCGTAAAGAGCAGCAGGGATAGCGTCAACTACCTTACCCAACTCGGTGATTACGTTAGAAGCAGTAACGGTAGTACCGGTTACATCGATAACGTCAGAATCAGCAGCGAACAAAGTTTGGAATCCTGCGAACTGACCAGCAGATGCGTTAACACCAGCCCAGATGTTTTGCTCGATACGAGCAGCAACACGCTCAGCAGCGTAGGCAACGATGAAGTCGGTGAAAGAAGCAGGTACATTCTTGAAAGAAGAATAACCCATCTCTACGGCCTGCCAAGTTTGCTCGAAGTCCTTCTTGCACATCTGCAAGTTAACTTGGAACTCTTCCAAGGTCAAAACACGCTCGGTCAAGGTCACGGTAGATGTTGGGTCGAAGTCGCAAGTAGCGTCCTTCAGGATGTCGTCTGTGTTAACCTTTTGGATAACGGATTTGTAGTATACGTTGGGCATAATCTCGATGAGACCTTTGTCCAAGGTAGGTGCGCTCAAAAGAGCAGCGGCCACGTAACGGCCAGCGAATTCGCCAGCATAGGTCGTGGTGATTGAAGTAGTCGTGGGCATTGTTTAATTGATTTATTTGTTAATACGGGCAAGAACTCGGTCAAGAGCAGACTCCGGGGCATTCTGTGCGAGGTTCACTCGTGCAGGGGCAGGTGCTGCTTCTGGGTTGTGGCGGATGGGCATAGCAGCAGGCATATCGCTAGACATCTCTTGCTTCTTTTTTGCCATTTCCTCTTTGATTGCTGATAACTCAGCTTTCATCTCTTCAATGAGTGGCATAACCATCTCCTTGATTTTGTCCTCCATCGTTGGCTCTACGGCTGCTTCAACCTCGACCTCTACTGATGGAGCTTCTTCTTCTACCTCGGCTGCTGCTTCTTTGATTTCACCGATAACACCTTCTTCAACTACAACCAAAATGCGGCCATCTTCCATTTGATACTCACCGACTGGGACTGCAATACGGTCTTCCTCTGATACGATGAAAATGGGTTGGCCTGCCTCAAATGATTCAGCTTCTAGGACGGTGCCGTTATCGAGTTTGGCTTGCGCCAACTCAACTTCGGATGTCTCAACTGCGGACAGCTCGGCAAAGAATTTCTGGAAAATTTCTGTTGCTTTCATAATTCAATTAAACGGGTTATTTGGTTTTGTTACATTTTTAGGTTGGGACTTTGACGGTAACTCCCACTCCCTGTGCCTGGAGCGAACCATCGCAGCACTTCTTTGAGTAGGTGTTATTCTTGCACAAGCAGCCACGCTTGTCTCCTTTGGGTGAGGAACGGCTAGGGGTCTGTTTCATAGTTTACCTAATTCTTTTAATTTAGATTCTGCCCAGCGCTTTGCGGCTAACCCTCCCCATAGCAGAAAGGAAATAGTACCACAGGCAGCGGTATCGCTTTCATCGTAGTACGCCTCCGCACGGGACAAGTACGAGTACATACGTGTAATGGTCTCTACCGATATTGCACGTCCGTCTGCGAGTTGTTGCGCTCGAATCTTGCCAACTGCCGTAGCGCATTTGTTTCCGCCTTTCTCGTTTAGTTCTATTCCTCGCTTTGCGTTGTTGCGTACTGCCTCTGGGTAATCCGTGTAGGATTCCATTTCGATTCGCTTCTTGCTTTTTAAGCGGCCATCCTTTTTAATCTTGGCGATAATGTTAGATAGCATAAACTCTGCTTCCTCTTCCTCGATGCGCTCCAAGTGAGATTCCATCTGCATCTTGTCAACGAAGTACCCTTCAATGGAAAAGCCCTTAACACGTCCGGTCTTAACGTAGTTATTCCAGATGTCATCGTTGTTGACCTTCATAGATACCATCCAGGTACCCTCTGGCAATTCCAATCCGTAGATAGCCGTCTTATCCTTTTGCGGGTCTTCAACAATCCAAGATTCCACAACCGACAAACCACTTAACTCCGCTGCGTGTTCAAGGGTGGTGTTTCCTTGGTATCCACGCATTAGGAACAACTCAGATGCCTTGCGTACCGTCTCCTTTGAGAAATACACGTAGAACTCTTCGCCTCCCTGGTTGCGGTAGATTGTTTTGTTTGGAATCAAAGCAGCGCCCATCAGGATACGCTTTTCCTCGTCTTGCGCCTTGAACTCTACCTCGTACTCCTTAGCCAAGGTGATAAAGTTCTCCTCAATCGCTGGGTGTTCAACGATTGATATTGCGTTGATTCCGTTTAGTCCTTCGGTTTCTTCAAGGACAAGTTCAATTACTTTTTTCATTATCCGAATGTTGCGGTTCTTGCTCTGCGTCTTGCTAATTGTTGTGCGTTGGTAACCTCACCCGCTACCACATACGCCTGAATAGGTTGTTGGTTTCTCTCGTTAACGCTTTGCGCTAATTGGTTAATACCAGAACGCCCAACGACATTAAACTGCGGAGTTAATTGTGGCTGCGAGGGCGCTCCGGAACCTCCGGTATCAAAGTTGGTATCTGGTGAATCGTATTGAGTTCGTGCGATTGATGCAACTTGAGCCACGCTAAATGCTGCGGCAAGCCCTGCTTGTACATAAGGGTAACCAGGGAAGGCAGCGGTGTACGGAGACTTTTGTGCGGTAGTGTATGCGTTCTGAACTGCTTCAATACCAGAAATAACCGCAGTTGCAAGTGATAATTTCTTTTGAAACTCAAACTGCTGCCTTTTAGATTCTTCGTCTTCATTTGCAAAAGCAGCAGACAAGGCACTTATTGCCGCAATGCCGTCTTTAGCCATTTGAAACTTTGCAGCAGTTACCTCTCGGTCAAGTTCCTTGCTATCCCGTGCGTATTGGGATTCTGCTGCCGATTTATCCTGTAATAATTGCAAGTATGCATCGTATGCCTCTTGTTGCGCTACGGTTCCTTCTGCTGCGCTTTTAAGTCGTTGGTGAGCAATCTCAATCTCTATGTCAAGAATCTCTACCTGCTTATTATACTCAAGGTCTAATGCCTTTCTTCGGTTTTCCTCAATACCTGAAATAATAACGTATTCATCATAAATAACATCCCCGTTTTTTTGGATGAGTTCATTGTAGGTAACCATCTCCCGGTTAAGGGACATTTGATTCATCAGAAACTCAGAACGCTGACCTGCAACACGCTCTTCAATATCTACCAATTCGGTACGTGCCTGAATTAATGCAACCTC